CAGGATTCATGTAGCCGACTATAAAAAGAGCCTGCATGATGCAATAAGTCTTTCCAGACGAAGTGCCACCTTGATTGATAGTCAAATCGATTCCTTCTGGAATCTGAATGTTCAAGTCGAACAGCTTACTGGTCAGAAATGGTGTTGGCATGAACTTCTGGAGCTTCTCCGATTGAATTAAATTGAATGACTCCAGGAGGTAGACTGTGAGTTCTGTTCTGAGTTTCGATGTAGCCTCTTTTCTGACCTCGCGTCTTGAGTAGAAAAATCACTGCACCAAGATTTCCTTTGCGAACTAACTTGATAAGCTGCTCTTCTGCTTCGTCGAGATGTTCTTCAACAGTTGTGTTGATTACTTCGTCGATCTTCTCTTTGAAGCTCGTATCTTCTTCGTTGTTGTACTTTCTGTAATACCAATTCCGAGAAGCTCCGAGTTGCTTGCAAGTCTTCTTGATGTTGCCTGAGTTCTGCGCAAGTGCTTCAGGAAATTCTTTTGCTAGTTTATCTGAGAGAGCATTGTTCACTCAACAAAAATACTAATATTTTATTTGATAGCTTCTCGCTGCCATTTCTTGACAACCTTGTGAGAAACTTCTCTTGATTCTCCTGTGTTGAGGTTTGCTACTTGATGCATATGAGGAGAGCCGATTGTTCCCCAAACTTTGTAAGTATCTCCGTTCGAGAGAGTGAAAGGCTCTAAGCTGATCACCATCTCTTCTTGTTCTTTCGTGAGCTTCATACTATGACTACTTTTTTTCGATTGGCTTGAAAACAGCCGGAACAAAATCAGGATTGAATTTTAGCCACCTGAATTTCTTCACCACAACACAATGAGCGACAAGCTCTTCATGTAAGTCAAGGAAATTCTGATAGAGGATATCATAAGAGAGCCGACTCTTTTCATCGAATATCATCTTCAAGAATCCAGTTGTCAGCTCAGTGTATTTCGTCAGATAGTATCTCTCTTCCTTTCGAATGCTTCTCCTGGCTCTTCTATTCTCAGTCGCAGTGTTGTAGCTGTAAGCTCTTATCACTGGAGCTTTCTCTTCTTCAATTTCCATGGTAGATGATTTCTTCAAACAACTGCTTGAAATGCTCAAAGCGTCTAACAATGAGATAAGGAAATCCATGCCCGCCCACTTTCATCTGCCACTCAAATTGATCCTTTGACTGCTTTCCTGTCTCCGTTTTTAGCTCGAAGAAATACGCTTGACCTTGCCAGAGAAATGTGAGATCAGCAACTCCTTTGACAAGTCCGACAGCTTTCAACTGTGCGCCTTGAATAGCGTTCTTAGGATTGTTGAAGTTGTGATAGAGCAGCCCTCTCACTTCTGGAAAGGTGTTGTAAGCCCATTGATAGCACTCGGCTTGAAGTTTGTTCTCGCTCATTCTTGTTTGATTAAGTAATCCCATTCTGGAATCGTTAGACAAATAAATTCTTCCGGTGACTTACTGATCACAAACTCGCAGAAATCTCCGACAGAGTAGTCTTCTGTTTGAGTGAGCCAAAGCTTCAAAGCTCTGTGAATGTCATCGCCTTCGCCTAAGTTGTGCACTACTTCAATCGTGTGCTGAGTAGCTTTCGAATCCTTAAAGCTCATCTTTGCTTTAAAATATTTCTTCTCGTTCATTCCTTTTCTTTTAGTAGTTCTAATATTGCCCTCATATTTGAGGAATACTCCTTTCGATGTGTTGCGTAATCTCTCACCCTTATGACTTTACTACTCAACCCCTCCACTTGCTTTTCGAGGGCTTTGTTCTGCTCCTTCACCCTTTTGGCTTCTTGTTCAAGGGCTAATCTTTCTTTTCTGAAAAACTCTGTTGCTTCTTTACTCATCGTCTTTGGTGTTAGGGATTAGTAGCCGTGATCAAGTTTGTAGTTCAAATAGTCTTCTTGAAGCTGACTCTCGTAGTATTCTCGCCTCATATTATCCTTGACCAACTCTTGCTGCTCAATGATGTGGTGCTCACTCGCTGAGAAGATTTCAAGGAAAAGATCCTCATCTTCATAAAGCAAATCTTTGCCATCAACCATGATTTCAATCTCGTCGTGATCGAGCGAGTATTGAAGTTCGTAGCTTATTCCCTTGTATTCGAATTTCGTTGTTTTCATCTTTGTTTGTTTTCCATTTTGATAACACCCTCAACATAGTTCTTCGCTATTGTGAGGCTGCCTACTGTTACAACATAACACCCTCGTCTTGATATATCCCATTCTCGACTTGAATACTTTGAGATAGACCACTCTTCAAAGACATATTCGCTTTGATACCCGTAACCTGGATCGTATGATGTTTGCTTTGTGAATTTCATCTTCGTTTGTTTGATGATGTAAATATAGTATAAAATTTTCTACTAAAGCAACAATTCTCTTTCTTTTTCTGTTAATTCTACTCCGAAGACTGCTCGAAGCTCTTGAGGGAAGTAATTCATTAATCCGCCTTTCTTGAACTTGACTGTGTAAGTTCCTTCCCATCTGTTGTAGGAAATCAATTTGCATTTCTCAGATCCGTCTCTCGTGATCTTCGTCAGCTCATAAGCTGGAATAGTGATTCTTTTCATGACTAAAGTTTCGCATCGCTTAGAATTTCGTAGTCGAAAATCATTGTCTTCCCGTTCAAGAGAACGAGCTTCACATCAACCTTCTGGTCAATGCAGATGTTGTAGGCACTCTCCTTGCACTGATTTTCGCTTCCCTTCGTGAGCTGCTTGCAAACAATGTGATCAACCTTGATAAACTCTTGAGCTTCTTTGATTTGATCTTCGTAGCACCAATGGCCGATGTCGAGATCGTAAACCGGAAGACCTTGCTCTTCTCCTTTCGAAATTATCTTTCCTGTGTATCTGTCACCACCGTTGTCGGTAAATGTGACGATGTCTCCTTCTTTGAATTTGTGATTCATCTTCTTCGTTTTATAGGCTCATTAATTTCTCGATGACGTTCTTGATGTCATCCATTCTCGCAGCTTCATCCATTGTGATAGTTCCGTTCTCTTGCTTAGTTTCTAATGCTGAGTAAGAGTTGATCAAGTTGTTGAGTAGTGCTTTCGTTTTCATCTTTCGTTGTGTTTGTTCGTTTGAATAATCAAATATAAGTATAATATATTATACTACAACAACAAAAGAGAACTTTATTCTTCAAACTTATTCGCTGACCTCTCGAGATTAGTAGCCCAAGCTATGAGAAAGAGAACGAGAACGAGCTTCCAGCTAAAGAAGAAGAAGCCAAGACTCCATGCTGTGATGTAAAGGAGAGAGCTAAATATCTTCATGCCGCTCCATTTTTTAATATTAAATTTCATAGTCTACAAATTTAGAATTATTGATTTCCTTTTTCTGTCTCCAAAGCCAGCCTTGAGAGTACTGCATTTTGAAGCCGTATTCTTTTAGCTCTTGCTCTCCTCGTGATCGCATCACACGCCAAACAAGAGCCGCTTTCAATCTCTTGACTCGCTGCAAATGTATAAGCTCCTCGATAGATAGCGAAGAAAGTCTTCGACCTTTTAGCTCTGTCTTCATGCCTACTTCGACGAGAACTCCTTTCTTCTCATACTTCTCGACCTCGTGCACATGACCGCAGATAGGGCACTCACGAGCAGAGAGCAGCATCATTGCTCCGCACGACTTACACTCTTTCACCGGAGCCGCCATCTCAGCAGCTCGCTTTCGCTTCGGCTTCTCGAGCTTCCATTCTCTAGGCTCGTTCCAAAGTCCATGTCGATCATGATTGCCTCCAAAGTCTAAGATCATGAAGTCTTCCTTTCCTTCTGAGATTCGAGATCCTCGACCGCAGCACTGAAGCCATAGAGGCAGAGACTTCGTTGCTCGATTCATCACTATTGTCTCGATGGTAGGATCATCAAAGCCAGTAGTGAGAATACCGCAATTATTAAGAACAGCAATGCCGCCACTCCGATACGCTTCCAAAATTCGCTTTCGTTCATACTTTTCAGTGTTTGAGGTTATGACTGCCGAGTTGATTCCAGCTTCAAGAAACTTCTGATGAGTCTTCTCAGCGTGTTCGATGTTGCAATTGAAGACAAGCGTCTTTCTTCCGAAGCTCTTCTCTTTCCATTTCTCTATCATGCCAGCATAGATGTTTGTTCTATCGAAGTGAAGCAACAAGCTCTCATCTGTGAAATCTCCTCTGCTGGTCTTCAGATCATCGAACTTATCCTGCATCTGATACGCTCGAACCTGGCTCAAGAAGCCTAGCTGCTGAAGATCCGGAATATCAATCGGCTGGACGATGTTCGTATAGTACTCAAAGAAGTGTTTTCCTACTGGAGTTGCTGTCGCTCCTATCACATAAGCATCAGGAAACGCTTCAATGATCTTCGTAAAGTTTCCCTTATGAGCCTCATCGATCACAATCAAATCAGGCTTCAACTCAGAGATCAGCTTCTTTCTTCTCGACAGCGTCTCCACCATAGCGACGTGAAGCAGCGCATCAACATCAACATTTTTCGACTCTGCTCGAATCATCTCAGGCTCATTTCCAATTCTTCCAAGAGCATGAAAAGTCTGATCAAACAACTCAATTCTATCAGTCACTACAAGACAGCGAGTTCCTTTCATCGTAGCTCTTCGAACCATCTCAGAGAAGATGACTGTTTTGCCCGCTCCAGTAGGCAGGCAAAGCACTTGACGACGATGAGACATCGAAAAGCCCTTTTTAAGAGTTTCTATTGTACTCTTTTGATATTCCCTTAATTCGATCATAGTAACAAGTAGCAGAAGAGTAACACTTCAAAAATTCTATCTGTTACCCTCGAAAGGCTTTCTATCACTAGTAAATTTATAAAATAGTAACAGGTAACTATTATTGATAGACTAATATGGAATGACTTATACATAGTGTTTAGATGACATGATTTTTTATCATTACTATTCGTTGGATTTATCTGTTACTTCTGTTACCCTAAAACGGAAGTGCCTCATTATCAGGGCTTTCGCTACCTTCGAGGGGTAACACATAGTAACGTCGGCCTTTGATATTGTTGATAGATTTCATTTCTGGCTCTCCAAAAAGCCGTCGAAGTTCTCCTCCGAATCGTTTCATTGACATGATTCTCTGTCTTGTTTTCGTCTCAATCGTGTCTTTTATTTCGGTTGCCGTGAACCAAGAAGCGAGTGTTTCTTCTCCTCCGTCCGGTTTTTTGAAGAACTTTTTGATCAGTTCTTGCTCAAAAGCGATCGGCTCGAAGTGGGTAGAAACGTCAGCGAGTGAGTGAAGTTCTTCTCTCGATAGCTGCCATTCGTGGCCCTCTTCGTAGAGTCTGACGCATTCCATGAAGAGTTCTTCTTTGTCAATTTCGTTGTATGCTGAGTGATTTATGAAGTCAACTTCTATCGGAAGGATTCTCGTGTTTCCGGTCGGGTCGTTTACAATTTCAGGGTCATTTGAAGTTCCACAAAGTAGAGCGAGCCTGTTGAAGTCTTCGTTTGCTCTAGCGTAAGGAGCTCGAAGAGAGAAGACTTGCTTCGAAGTTAGTTCTTTGAAGCGTTTTTCGTCTTGCTTTGACTTGCCTCCCATTTCATCATCCATGACTATCAGCTTCTGGCACATGAGCAGCTCATCGTCTTTTCCGGAGTCTAGTTTGGATTCTGCGTAGTATTTTTTGATCTTCGGAGGCAGTAAGCGTCTAAACCATTCAGTCTTTCCTGTGTTCTGTCCACCTGTGAGAGCTAGAACTGAGCGCACTGGATGGCCGTCGATAGCTGCTGGAAGTGAGAGCATCCATTTTCGAATAAAAGTCGAAGCTCCTGGAGTCGAGGTGTTTATCGTTTTGATGATCGCGTCGATGTTTCCAGAAGTCGTGCAGCGTGGTCGTAGTGTTTCTATGAAGTTTTTCAGCGGGTTATACCTCGGGGTGTACTTCGAGAAGATGACTCTCTCAATCAAGTCATAGGTGACAGATGTGGAGTTAAACGAAGACTTTGCTCTGATGAATATTGTATTCAATTCATCTCTATCTAAGTTCAAACCATCTTCTTCAATCATTCCAGTGATAAGGTTCTTCTTCAGTTTGTGGTTCGTCTGAATCCATTCTAGTAGATTCTCAATCAACTGCTCTGGATCGTTCGACATGAGCTTCAAGTTGATGTCATCTCTCGAGAAGACTTCGTTGACTAGGTTTCTCGCTTGAACGTCTTGGATTCCTTCTAGTTCTACAAGCTGCTGAATTGCTCCTTCTTTTGTTCGACCTGAAGATTTTGCTAGAGCTGCTACTTTGACGGCTCTGTTCTTGTTTTCTTTTGGTGGGTGGATTCCTACTTGGCCGAGCATCCAGTAGAGACTTCCTACTGTAACACCTGAGGCGTGAGCTCCTCGCAGGCAGTGCTTCCATTGCTTTGAAGCTTCCTGTGAGTTGTATTTCTCTGAGGTAGAACTAAGAGCGTGAAAGAGATCTTCTCCAGCGTCTCCGAATCCGTTAGCGATAGCGAAGCCAAGCTTCAAATAAGATTGATAGTCTGGAGCTATGTTGATTCCAAGCTGGACTGCTTCTTTGATCATCTCTCCGACTGTATCTTGAGGCAGTACTATCGGCAGCGATTTCGGTTTCTCTCGCTTTAGAGCTTTAGTCTTTGATTTCTTCGAGCGTTTATTGACGAAGATATTCTCATCAGAGCACACAAATCTAAGCGAAGCAACGTTCGATGGTGCTGGGTCTAGTGTTAGTCCGTATTTCTCAAAATAGTAGTTCTGAAGCCATCTAAATGACTCTTTGTGTTTACTTCCATCGATTTTTACAACTACAACTCTACCTTGACCGCTTATCGAGCTGAAGTAGGCATAGGTGTAAGGATCTCCCATAAGGTGATCCATCTCCGTGATGTGATCAAAGTCGAGAGCTATGAATCCTGAGTGAGCAATCAGGTTGTCTTCTTTACGAGAATGAGAGAAGGCTCCAGACATTGTTACTGCTGGAACCTTCTTTTTCTCTCTCGATTGCTCGTCTTTTGATTTCGCTGCTCTTACTCTATCCTGAGCCGCTTTCCATTTTCCTTTTTTGATAGCCTCGAAGAGCTCATCGATAGTGATTGACTTTGTCGGCTTGTGTGCTTGCCCTTTCTCTGGCAGTGACTTGAAAAATGAAATTTGACTCATGTTGTTCTTCTAAAATGGGAGATCGTCTTCTTCAAATTCTTCTTTCGCTGCTGCCTTTTTCTCAGGCTTCTCTTCAGCGGCTTTCTCGGCTTTTGCTGGAAGTCCTCCTTCTTCATCAGTCCAGAAAACTTTTCCGTTTCCGATGTAGTTTTTATCCATTCCAGCTTCTCTATTTTCTTTTGACTGAGCTATCCAAGCAGAGCAGTCCTGATCGTAGTCGTTTACTTCATCATTGACCGCAACTGTGAGGTCGAGATAAATCCCTTTTTTGCCTTCGAAGATTCCAGTCTGTTCGAGAGGAATCATGATGCACTTCATCCCTTTTTTTGTGATGTATGGAGCTGACTCCAACTTACTCAAATCTACTTTGAGTCCTAGCATTTTTGCCATCGTTTTTTGTTTTAGAAATAATTCGGAAGATTGAAATTTAAGATTCCAAATTCATTAGCGGCTTCCGCTCCGTATGACTTTGGATTTTCACTTGATAAAGCTTTCGCTGCTTTCTTGAGTAGCTCTCTGTATCTCTTATCTACAATCGAGCGATCTACATCAGTGAAGTAGTAGAGAGCGTAATTGTAGGGAGCTTCTTTTTCAACTGCAAGCCAGTAGTATTTGTCAACTGACTCCATAAGTCCAGACTTGATTGCTCCATCGATTTGCATGATTGCTTGGATTGGATAAAGCAGTTGAGTCGCTTGTTTTGCAAATGCATGAGGAGAAGCGTCTCTCGTTGTTTTGATGTCGAGCTGAACATTCTTGTTCGCTTTCGCAACGTCTGGTCGAGACTTTAGATTCAATCCTGTTTCTTCATCTTTCCAGAAGCAGCTCACTTGATATGTCGTAGCTCCGAGCAGAGCCCAGACGGTAGGATCTTTCTTGAGTTGAGCAATCATTCCGTTAATTGACTCCATTGATTCTTTTCCTGTATCGCTTATGACGTAGCAATTTTTTGGAAGTTTGTCGAACCATTCTTGCTTTGCTTCTTTGAAGACTTTCGATGCTGTTGGAGATAGGAGCTTTGGATTTGACTCGAGAGCTTCTTTGATCCAATCATCTGTTGGCATCACTTTGACTTTCTTATCAAAGTCTTTCGTTCCGTTTGCTTCATCCATTAGAGCGAGCTCGAAAGCGTTTCCGAAGTCGAGGTGAGGAATGTGCTCTTCCTTCATTTTTGTACTCATGTAGTGCTTTAGTGAAAGCTCTGAGTGAGCAGCTTTTTTCAGCGTCGAGGCTGAAATATCTGGAAGTTGGTGGTATTCTTCAATCGTAAGATCTGTTCTGATTTTCTTCATCTTCGTTTGTTTTATACCTCAAAAGCTCCGCGACCAGAAGGAAGCGGAGCGAGTGAGGTGGTTTGTTTTTACTTATCTGAAAATTCAGAAAATAAGCGTTTACTAAAAACGTGCTTTTTTCCGTCCTTCGCTATGTGTTGAATTGTTTTTTTAGTTTCCCTTGTTACCACTAACACATCTCCTTTTCTCCAATTGAAAACTGTTGATCCGCAATGACAATTAAAAGTTACTGTATTCATCTTGTTTGTTTTAGATTGTTTGATAGAACAAATATAGTAGAAAATTTTATACTACCATCAAAAAAGCAAATTTATTTTTCAAGATCCGCAACCTTCGCAGTCGATATGACTATCCATCGGCTTCGTTCCGTTGATTTTCATTTCAAGATTATGAATCTGATCACGGATTTCCATGTCTTTCATCATGTCTCCGGTAAGCTTTAGCTTCAGCTTCTCGACCTTGTTGTGCAGGGTTTCTTTTGATTCCTTGTTTGAAAGCGGTTTCTTTTCCATGATTATGAAGGTTTTATGATAGCGGAAACACCATCGTCTTCAATTTCAATTGAAGCAACAATGAAATTCGTTTCAAAACTACTATTGTAAAGATCATCTTCCTTTTCCTGGTTCAGCTCTAATTTACCAATACTTGAAAGAGTACTGAGGTGAATGGAATCCCCAACTGACAAACGAAAATTCAATTCCACTATCCAAACAAAAGGAACTTTATACTTTTCATTATAAAGCTGAATGCTGTGTTTTATTTTTTCCATGATTTTATTTTTTGAGTCGGGTTCCTACTTTTTAGGGTCATCCATTGCTTGAGAGTGATCAACCCAAGGTGAGTTTATTTCCGGAACATCTCTTCGATTCAAATTTGCGCCAAAAATAGTTCCTAGATTTTCAACAGCATCTTTGATCGCATACGATTTCGCGGCTGGAACGGCTAACTGAATAGCGTTCGCTTTGATAGCTCCTAAGTCAGCGGCAGAAGCTCCTTTGTCTGTCTGTACGTTTACTGCTCCAACTCCGTCGACATATCTCCAGTGATTTGTAATTGGATGCAAGTAGTTGACTCGAACTGTCACTTGAACAGAATTGAAAAGCGGCTGCACTTGCTTGACTTCAATATCAAATTGCTGGAAGATCTTACGAAGCATCTCTTCGATGATCTCAATCGGTATGTATTTGAGTTTCTTCTGAAAAGGATGAGTCCTTACCCAAGATGGTCGAGGCTCTTTCGATAGCAGTTGATTGAAAGTTTCAATCTTGCCTTTCAACTCAAGTTCGGATGCGATTACTTTAATCGCTGACTCCTTCTTCGCTGGTAGTTTTTCAGACATCTTTCAAAAGTATTGTGCCTCCGTTCTTGCGAACTAAAGCTTGACCGACTATGAATACAGCTTCTTGTATTCCGTTTACTTCTACCATGATAGGCTCTTGATTCTTGATTGCTTCTCCGATTACTCTTCGAAAGTAAACAAGATTTCCAGTATTTTTTTTCTCGTGGTAGTCCTGGATTGTAGTCCACTCTTCAATTTTTACTGACATTATCTAAATTTACTTGTGTATAATTTTGATTTGATTTTGAATTTCTCTCTCAACTCTTCAAGATGTTCTGAAATTGAATCAAAGGTTGAAAGAACTTCTCGACATAGCTTTTCAATTTCTTCAACTTCGCCATCTTCTTTCTCAAAGTTTACAGCTTCAGGATTTGAAAACTTATCAAGTTCCTTGACGATGTCAAAAATATTTTGATTTGGAATCTTATTGTTTGGGCCTACTGGCTGAATCAATTCAAGTATTCTCTTTTTTGAGTTCAAAACAGTCGCGTGATCTCTACCGCCTGAAACCTTCCCAATCTGAGTAAGCGTGAAAGGAGTGTTTTTCGCTGCGATGTAGTGATACAAATGTCGAGCGAGAACAAAATCTCCATCTCTTCTTTTGCTGATCACGTTTTCTTTTGCTTCGCCCATGATCATACAGACATCGTTCAAAATAGATTCAAGCTTTGAAAAAGCGTATCTATCACGGAATTTTTTTCTTGTTTCGTTCATCTTCTTTCTTGTTGTTTTATACCAGTAAAGCCTCGCAATCCAAAGAAGGCGAGGCGATACATCAAAAAACAAACGTCATTCTTCAAAGCTGAGTTTTATTTCTCTCAGTAATTGATCAGGCTCTCTTTCAGAGATTCCTTTTTTTGCTTTTTCAACAGCTAGGTCAAAAGCTTCATTTGCTTCTTCAAGTGTTTGTCTTGCTTCAATACAAGTGATTCCTTTCCAGACGAAGTACCACATTTTTTGATTTGATTCTGACCATGATTTTTTGAGTGTATAGATTTCTTCTTTCATCTTGCGTTGTTTTATGCGTTTTGTAAGTAGGTGAAAAGAGTATTCAAGTTTGTCGTTCTTAAAACTTTTTCGCCTTCTTCATTTGTAATTAGATAAACATTCCCATTGTCTGTAATGTAGTTACCATTTGGAAGTTCTATCTCGTTTCCGTTCTCTGATAGCTTACTGATTAAATTGTTAATTTCTTGAGTTGTCATCTTGTTGTTGTTTGTTTGTTTGTTAATACAAATATAGTATAAATTTTTATACCACAAAGAAAAAAGCAAAAAAAAGGCCGAGAGATGAAGCTCGGCCTTCCAAACAACGAAGATGTTTCTTCGGGATTGAAGAATCAGCGTGACAAATATAAGAAAAGAATACCTATAGCAATCACAGAGCTGCTACCTATTGAAGAAAATTTGTAGAGCTTTTTCTTTCTTGTTTCCTTTTTAGCGTGGCTTTCAATGATTTGGATTTCCTTCCGAAGAGCGATTTTGATATTCTCATTTTGAGTGAGTCCATTCTTACACTCTTCAAGCTGGAGCTTTTGCATAAAAATGATTCCATCTTTTGTAGAAAGCTTTTCATCTCTAAGCTTGAGAAGCGAATCGAGCTCCGAGTTCTTTTCAAATAGATACCAGATCTTCTTTGCGTCTTCGCTTGAGAGTTCGTCAGTCTGGG